CCAATCGCGGACTGCGAGCCCGCACTACCTGTAATTAAATGCCGGATCTTCCCCGGCACGGTTTGTCGCAGCCCAACGCTTTTCAGCGCAGCCGTCGCGTGGCGTATATTTTCACAAGGAGGACATGGGCGCTCATACGTTTTTGTAGATGGCCGCCCGGCTGTATCCGGTGACGCCATCCGTCATCATGGCAAGGAATTCGTCACGGGAGAAGTCCGAGAGCCGGAAGATCTCCTCGGGCTTCATGCCCAGTTGTTTGGAGATCTCCGGCACGGTCTTGCCCTCATCGATCAGGCGCTTCACGATCGCTTTCATCGGCTCCAGCAGGTGTGTGCCGCGGGCGCGGTTGTGCGTGATCGTGCCATAGATATCGTCGGCCTCGCTTTCGTGGTTTACGATCACCACGGGCACCTTGCCGCCGAGTTTGGAAAGAAGCGGCTCCCGCCCGGCCACGGTCCAGCGGTGGAAGCCGTCGATGATGGTGTAATCCGGACGCACCACGATAGGCAGCGTCCAGCCGTTGGTGAGGATGCTCTGAATGAGTAACTGCAGATTGTCCTCGCTGACCTTGTTCGGGTTATAGTCGTTTGCCCGGAGCTTGTCCCGGGCCACCCACCGCAGCGTGGAGAGCGGCCCGAACACATCGACCTCAGTCATGTTTCTTCACCCCCTTTTGCGGTGAAGTCTCACGACTGAAATCCGCGTAGCCCTTATAGACCGTCGTGTACAAGGCCCGCAGGGAGCGGAGCTTCGGATCTCCGGCAATGATGGCGTCGTGCATGACCCGAAAGTGGTCGTTGGTCATGACGGCGCTGTTTCTGATGTAAAAGGCCCGGTATGCTTTGTGTACCTTCTCCATGCCCGGGATGCCGAAATACTTCCCGGATTCGGTGAAGATCATGCGCTTGCATTCGGCCTTGTAGTCCTTCGACGGCTCGCTGCCCTCCAGCTCCCGGCGCTTTCTGGTGCTCCGCTTGAACATTTCACTGTCCCAGTAGAGCAGCGTCAGATAGGCATTTGGCTCCCGCTTCTCGATCTGCGCCCAGAGCGCCGGATCAGTCTCGGCAATATACCGCAGACCGGCGATCCCTTCGGAGCCGAAGAAGTTGCAGAGCCGAAGATGCCGTTTTGTCACGCCCACCTCGTAGAGATGGATATACGCTTCCGGGAAGTCCAGATTGTGCTCTTTGATGTAGAGCCATATATCGCTGTCCCGCCAGTCGTATATGGGATACTGGCAGTTGGAGCTCGTGATGCCGCCTTTTCCCAGGCCTACCCGCGTCAGGAGTTTGGCCCTCTGCACGGACTCGGACCCGCGCAGGCCGACCATCTGAATGCCGTCCCTCGTGATGGCCTTGCAGAACTCTTGATAGTTCATCTGGCCGGGATAGGAGAGATACGGGTTTCTCGTGATGGCGAAAGGCGGTGGCTGGCGCACCCACGCGCTTTCTTTCCCCGGCTCCCAGGTGATCCATTCCTCGGTGTTCTGCAAATAGTGCAGGATGCTGGACTGGCGCACCGGGAGGCAATACCACTGGAACGCGGCTCCTACGGCAAGGAATCGCTTTCTCCACCGGCTCGCCATCTGAAACATGCTCTCATAGATGGCCTCTTCGTCGATGAAGATCACCACAAGCTGCTTTGCGTCGATCCGGCCCTCCATGATCAGCTGATAGGTCACATGGGCCAAACACAGGCTGTCTTTGCCCGCCGAAAAGCTCAGATACACCGGGACGCCGTTGGAGAACACATTGAGGACGCGCTTCCGGGTGGCGGTGACGACGTCCATCGTCCCCTCGATACGCTTCACAGCCATATCTTTTCACCGCACTTCGGGCAGACCAGGAAGCGCCGTTGCAACGCAATTCCAGCCGTTCCCTCGGCTTTTTCGTCCAGCCCTGCTCCTATATCGGCGGTAGGCGAGGAGCCGTTTCCCTCGCGTTCCAGAGGCCCGCCCGGCGTTGCCGGTGTCAATTCCTCCGCAGAGGCGACAAAAGCGGCCTCTTCTTCCTGGTACCGGGCCGCCGCGCGCTTCATATCGTCCTTGGTCTCCGTATCGAGGAGCCCGTAGTCTCCCATGAAGTCATCCGCGCTGACGGCGTCGAAGGTCAGCGTTTCGAGAAGATCTGCGTCATAGCCGGGAATATCGAAGTCTTTGACCTCGCCGAGCTGGGCAATGATGCCCTCGACCATTTCGAGGTTATCCACGCCCAGGGAGTAGATTTTGTTGTCCGCCATCATCATTTTGAGCTTGTCGCTCTCCGACATGCCCGATTTGATGAAACAGGCCGCCTCGGTCATGCCGAGGGCTTTCATGGCCTCATACAGACCGTTGCCAATCAGTATGGTCTTGTTTTCGTCGCAGACGATGGCCTTTGTCTGCCCGAATTTTACGACAGACCGCTTATATTCTGAAATCTGCTTGGCAGAGTGGAGCCGGACGTTTTTCGGGTTCGGCGTCAACTCCGCAAGCGGGATCATCGTGACATTCATGCGCCCACCCCCATAAGGAAGGATCGGGCGCTGGGCAGCCGCTCCGCGGCCTTGAGGATGATCGTCGGGTCGATCTCATAGACCTCGCGGTAGCCCTTCATGATGTCCTGACTGCAGAACTCCCGCTCCGGCCATGCGTGGGTGCCCTGCACCCAGCCGTCTTTCCAGCCGTAGATCGGCGGGAGCGGCAGGCCGTTGTAGCGGATATATCCGAGCAACGCCTCATGGGGCCACGCCCGGAGGGGCGAAAAGCGGACCTCGCCGGTCTTTTTCCGGATATAACCGTCCGGGCCGCAATTGTTCCCGTCAATCGTCCGGTGCCCCATAAGGAGCAGATCAAGGTGGTTATCGAAGAACATCTTGGTGAACGGCCCTCTCTGGCTGATCTGGTGCCAACGCTGCCCGATAATGCCCTCGGCAAAGATCAGGTTTTGATGGCGATAGAGCCAGTCCAGACCGTAGCCGGTGTGCATCATTACGACGCCCTCCGGCTTGTTCTTTTTTACCCACTCCACGAATGCGGGATAGTCCAGGTCGCAATAGGCGAAATATCCGGTGCGGATTCCGGCCCGCTCGCACAGGCTGGCAAGGACAATACTGTCCTTACCTGCACTGTACGCGTAGGCGGCGCGTTTTCCGGCCGTAGCCGTCCGGATCTCCGCGAGGGCGGTGTCCGCGAAGCTCCTGACCTCCTCCGGAGAGATCAGCTCCTCGATGTGCTCCCACGCCCTCTGCCAGTCTTCGTTTCGGCTGGCCTGTTTCCGTCCGAGCACCTGTTTCATGTCGTCGCCGCCTTTCGCTTCTCTCGAGCGTTCCAGACGATGGCGAACAAGATGCCTCCGGCCACAAAGTAGATCCGCACCGAGGCCATGAGCGTCCACATGCCCATGACGCCCAGGGGGATCAGTACGCTCCAAAAAGCAATCAGCCCTGCGTTCACCGCAAGGCCGACTTTCTTCCCGAAGGCGATATAGATGCTGTACATGGAGGAGGACAGGGTAGATGTTCCGATAATGGTGATCAGCACGGCCTTGACGATGTTCAGCGCCGGCGTGAACTTGGTCCATGCCAGCGGGAAGACGATCGCCATATAGATGCCGAAGAAGATGCCGCCCATGGTAAAGGCCCTCTTCACGTTGACCTTTGCCGTACCGTCCTCGTTTTGGTCGTTGTAGGCAAGAATCTCGAAGAAGTAGGGATAGGTGAATGGGCCGGGCAGCAATAGGATCGCTTTCCAGATGCCGGTTTTCATCGGCTCCGCTTCGAGGCCGAGCGTGATCTGATTGACGGCGCCGCCCGTGTGGAGCAGAGCCGCGACCGTGACAGCTGCGGCCATCAGATAGACGATGATCCAGCCGAAGCCGTCTGTCAGCACGTTCCGGATCATACCGAAGCGAAGCAGGATGATAAGGAAAACGACGGCCAGCGCATAGGCCACATATTTGCCGAAGTCCGGCATGAGCGCCATGTCCGCGAAAACCGTCTGCATCCCGTTCATGGAAAGCCAAGCCTGAAAGACGCACATGATGGCGCAGACGTATTCCATCACACGAGAGCGGAACACGTCACGCACCTTCGGGATCTTGCAGGCGACAGCGCCGAACAGGATGCAGGCCAGGACATTGCCGATCACCCAGATCAGCGAGGGGATCGCGCCGTAGGTCTGCGTCATGGTGACGCCGTTCATCAGAGAGCCGATGCCCGCCCATGTGGCGGCGATGCTCAATGCGTAGTAGGTCTGCGGATTGCGGATAAACCTTTCTTTCAGTGTCTTCATTTGACACCCTCCTTTGTTTCGTCCGCCCATGTGGCGGCGATATTCAAAGGAGTTGCCATTTTTCCCAGACTGCCCTCCTTCCGCATAAAAGTGAAGCACCCAGCGGCGAACTGGGTGCCTCGAATACGGATTCTGCGAGCATATCTATATCACGCTTTTGGCGCGACATCAAGCGTCACGGCGCGTCACAGCGCGTCACGTCGATGCAACTTTACAAGGGCCAGTTTTCTTTTTGGGCTATATCCCACGAGGCCACGGGTCTTATCTGCCCCGTATAGTCCTCCAAGGCCTCCTCCATGCCGCAGTTGTTGCAGATGTAAACCCCGGCCCTGCGGCTGAGGGCGTTCCTGACAGGGTCCTTGTCCATCACCCATCGCCCACACCTGGGGCAGGGGAACCGGAAGTCCCGCTGGCGTCGGGCGAAGCGCACGATCTTGTCAATGGCCGCGACCTCGGCAGTGAATTCCTCATAGCTCATATGCCCGGCTCTCGCCATGGCGTCAGAGGCCGCTTGCCTCTCTTCGGGCGTCCAGTCCCGGCTCATCTCGCTTCTCCTTTCTGCTCCTCTTTCTGGAGCCGCCGCAGATCCTCCCAGCCGCTGAACATACAATGTTCGCTGTGGAGGCAGTCCTCTTTGTTGTCGTAGAGGTTGGCCATCGTGTACCAGCCTCCGCCGAAAAGATCCGGATGTGTCTCCCACGGGCCATGTACCAGCCTGCCGGATTCCGTCATCACCTGATAGATGGCCTCTTCTCCGCAATACCCGATGCTACCGACGTGCACCCGGACCACCCGGCCCCGGGCATCCTCGACGTAGTATTCCATGGCCCCCAAATCCGGATCGCGGGGATTGGGGAGATACCCCGCGATCATCTGTTTCTGCCGATCTGTCACGCCGTTGCCTCCTCGATATAGGAGATCGCCTCCTCCAGACTGTCGAAGGCGCTGTCCAGATTGTCGCAGGCTTCCTCTGCCCGCTCGTATCGCTCGGAGCCCTGCAGGTTCTCGGGCATGTTGTCGCGGTATTCTTCCTCCTCCTCTTTGAGGGTTTCGAGCTCCTCTTTCAGGGCTTCGATCTTCTCCTGGATCTCGGCTAGGGACTTTCTGCGGATCTTGTTCATGATGCATCCTTTCTCCCGGCCTTTGGCCCGGTCGGGAGGGCATAGCGGTCATTCTTCGGTGAATATCTCGATCGTGAGTTTATCAAAAGCCTGGGCCAGAGCGGGGACGATGTCTTTGAAGTACCGGCACTTGGCCTTGTTCAGCCGGATCTTCGTGATGCGCTGGAACGGCCCGGCGTACTGATTGCTGGTAAAGCCCTCCTTCTTGTTGAGCCCGAGGCAGTTCTTCATGTGCTGTTTGTCGGCCCAGAAACTCCATAGGGAGTAGACCTCCTGGCCGTTTTCCTCCCGCTCGTAGAGCATGATCAGGCAGGCGTTTCCGGTGTAGAGGCTGACGGTGTATTCGGTCTCGCCGCCGTCGCTCTCCTTCTGGCGGATCGTCGCCTCCCCGCACTTTTCATCCCACTGCCAGTGAAGTG